TGCGAATGTTTTACATCCCGATGATAATGTATTGTCATATAAAACTGGTGGAGTATTTGACACAGCATTAAAAGAATTAACACTATTGGTACAATCTATAAATAAAGGAATTTATAAAATTCCAGAATCATTAGAAAACAACAAATCAAATCCATCAAATGTTTCTGTTGTTAACAATTCTGGTGGTTCTAATGGTAATATGTTGGATGTTATATTGAGTGGAACCAGACCGGATTCTATATATAACTTTAGAAGATCCATCCAAGGAGAGTTTACATAATAAGTATTGTTATGTTTCGATTAACTGAAAGAGAATTTCCGATTGATATACCCGGAATAGATATTGCAAATTCTGCATTAAAAGCCGTTCCTAATGGTAGCGGAAGAATAAATGTAGTTGACAATTTCAGATGGAAAAATGCGGGTAGCACCGACGAGGTTCCATCTGTTACATTAATCGAATATGAACTAGAATTTGGTGTTTGGGTTCAGGCATTAGCAAGATTGGCTAATACTGCTATAGATTTTTTTTCCGGTGGATTAGATCCATATACTATTTTATATAATGGTAATGCAACAGGATTTGAGTACAATCTACCACTTTTAATAAAAGATGGAGATAAAATTAGATCTATAAGTAATAGTTGGGGTAAAACCGATTTTGATTTGAATAAAATATTGGGTGGAGATGGAGAAAAAGCTAGTAGTACACTTGGTAGTATAGGAGGAAAAGTAGTGGGGTTGGCGGTCGGTGCTCTTGGAGATTTTGGTACTGAAAATGTTCAAATGTTTACCGGAACCTCACCGGAAACTATTATCATAACCTTTCCATTATATAATACAGTTTCTATAAATGATGCTTATAATAACTATTTGTTGGTTTCTCTTTTAACTTTTCAAAATTTAAAAACCAGAAATACATTTTTAACCTACATTCCACCAAAAATATACAAAGTAAAAACTCAAAATTGCTTAGGTGGTATTGATTGGCCAGCAGCATATATTGAAAATTTAGAAATTTCCAGCATAGGAACTACTAGAGAATTATCAGAATATAAAGGAAATACTACAATATTAACACCAGAAGCATATAAAATTAGTATAACACTAAAACAATTGGTTGCTACAAGTTCAAATATATTTGCAGGAGCAATAGGAAGTAAATCTGTTAATGTTATTGGAAGTATTACGAATATTGCCAGCAAACTTGCTACTAATGGTATAGTAGATGCTTCTAATGCCTTAAAAGAAGCTGATGCAAGAGAAAACGCAGCAAAACCTTAAAGTTAATATATGGATACTCAAAATAATATAAATGATTTACCAAAACTTTCTGTTTATAGATATGAAAATTTTTTTAATATCTACAACGATACAGAAAGTGATATGCGTTATTATAATTTATTAAGAAATATAAACATATTTCCATCTGAAAATACACAACTTGAAGGTGAATATGTAGTTGATTATAATGATACTTGGGTTTCTATATCATATAAAATATACGGAACTATGGAATTATGGTGGTTGTTGTGTTCTTATAATCAAATTTTAAACCCTATTAAAATGCCTGATGCTGGAACAAAAATAAAATATTTAAAATCAAAATATGTATATGTGGTTTTAAATGAAATTAAAAACCAAATCAAAAACTAAAAAACTCTTTAGTATCAAAAAAGCATCTTATTATCACATGGGAATAATTTTTATTTTCTGCTTCTACTATATTGCATGTGTAACAGTATAATTTTCCTTCTTTTTTAAAGAAGAAAATTTCTGGCATAATATGTAAAAAAGATTCGAATTCAAATTCAATATCTGGATTTTCATCTAGAAATTTATCAATATCATCCGCTGATATAATTGAATCTTCACAAACTTCTTCTATTTTATTTTGTAAAGTATTCCAAATTCCATTTTTACTATTTAAATTTAACTCAAAAAATTTCCATTTTGATTGATATTCAAATATATAATCATAATTTTTATTTATTTTAATTTTATTAAAAAAATCTTTGGTGTTTAATTTTTTCATTATTTACATAAGTATTTATTATACATGGGAAGAAAGAAAAAAATAGAAGAAATCGAAGACGAAATTGATCCAGAAGATATTTTAGTAGATGGTTCGTTTTATAAAGGAAACGAAAATCTATTAAGAGGAAATTCTCAATTTAAATGGACGGATTCCATGATCGAGGAATTGAAGCTTTGTAACAAAAGCATTCTACACTTTGCAGAACAGTATTTTTATATAACAACCTTGGATGAAGGTAAGAAAAAGATAGAACTTTATAAATATCAAAAAAGACTTTTAAAAGCTTTTAAAAACGAAAGATTTAATATTGTACTTTCCAGTAGACAGTCTGGAAAAACTACAACCATAACAATTTATGCATTGTGGATAGTATGTTTTCAAAACGATAAACGTATTACTATAGTAGCAAATAAAGAATCTACTGCTAAAGAAATATTCGAAAGAATAAAAATGGCATTTGAACAGCTTCCGGTTTGGATGAAGCCAAGTGTTAAATCATGGAGAAAAGATGGTTTTCAATTGGCAAATGATTCTTCTATAAAAATTAGTACAACCTCTTCTGCTGGTCCTCGCGGATCTACAAGTAACCTTCTTATTATTGATGAAATGGCACATTGTCCAAATGAACTCATGAATGAGTTGTGGAAATCTGCTATTCCTATTATTTCATCATCTAAAAAGTCACAATTGGTTATTATTAGTACACCAAATGGTACAGATAATAAATTTTATGAATTGTATCAAGAATCACAAAAAGAAAATAGTGATTGGCATTTGGAGGTAGTTAATTGGTGGGATGTGCCCGGTCGTGACGAGGAATGGAAGAAAGAAACCATATCTGCATTAGGTTCCAAAGAAGATTTTGATCAAGAATTTGCCAATGTATTCCATGATCCAAACAAAACCGCTATTGATCCCAATCTTTTAGCCGAATTAAAAGCCCAATGCAGAGAACCTATATTGGTAATGGACAATGGAAATTACAAAGTATTTCAAGAACCGAATCCAGAATCTTTTTATGCTATTGGTGTTGACGTTGGGGAGGGAATCGGTCGTTCCAATACAGTTGCTCAGATATTAGACATATCCGATTTAACCAGTATTAAACAAGTTGCTATATACGCAACCAACTCAATGAGTCCTTTTCATTTTGGAACACGTTTAATGGGCATTCTGGAAGATTGGGGGCGTCCTCCTATACTTGTTGAGAACAATAATAACGGACAACAGGTGTTGGATGTTCTTTGTCACACTCATAACTACGAATCGGTGGTTTCATATCATTTTGAAGGATTCAGTAAACACTATAATAATGAAAATCGTTTTGGTATACACAACCATACCAATACAAAATATAGAGGTGTTACCAATTTTAGATATTGGGTCAATAGTTTAAATGCGGTTAGATTATATGACATCGATACTTTACTGGAACTTAATAATTTCGTTAGACATGAGAATTATACATACAGTAAAAGAAAAGATGATGATTTAGATGATAGAGTATTATCTTTAATTTGGGGTATTTTCATATTAGAACCATCCATAGCATCAAAATATTATGTTATTGCTGATACCGATGATCAAGGAAAACCCTTAAAAATAAAACCATTTTCCGACAATTCAGATTTGTTGAAAAAGAGTCCTTTATTGAGTGGTGCTGTTTCTCAATTTAAAAAAAGCGCATCGATAAATACAAGTATATCACACGTTGGAAAATTTAATGTGAACGAACCAATAACACTTGCTCAAGAACAGGCAGAATTAACAAATTGGCTTTTGAATTGGGGAAATAAACCAGAACCAAAAAGAGAAATAGTAGAAGAAAAACAAGCAGAAGAATATAGACCAATTATAATTTTTTAATATGAATCAGGCAATTTTAAATAAAACACGCAATGATAAATTTTTAATGGTTTTGGATCTTCCAAAATTTTTAAAAACAAAATATGATAATGTTCTTAATGAAAATTATCATCCCGATCAAATTCAGTTTACTACATACGGATCACCCATTCCTAGTGTAAGTGTTCCTTCTATTGATGTTCCATTTGATAATCAGGTATACAAAGCATCATCTTTATCAAGACCATCATATCAACCTTTAAATGTTAAATTTTTTATAGACAATGGTTATAAAAACTATTGGATAATTTGGAAATGGTTAAATATTTTTAATGATTCTCAAACATCAAAATCAGATGTGCATATGGAAATCATGAAATCTAGTAAAAAACCAAAATTGGAAAATCCTATGACAGAATTAGTATCGAAATTTACTATATATGCATTGGATGAATACAACAAAAAAATAGTAGCATTTAAATACAATCATGTTTTTCCGGTTTCTTTATCGGAAATAAATTTTTCACACCAAGATCCAAGTGAAATATCTTGTACTGCTTCTTTTGCATTCAATCAATTGAATGTGGAATTATTAAAAAACGTAGATGAGGAGAGTTGTTAATTATGGGAAAGATTGATGATGGTTTAGCAAAACCACAAATTAATTCATTTGGTAATTTGAATGGCTCTATAACTCCGAGTGTTTTACCACCCGATCCAGTTATAGTCAATCAATTAAGAAAAGAAACAGGATTACCACAACCGGAAAGCGTTATATCTCCAATGGAATCTTTGGTTAATGATTCTAAAAAATCTGGTTTTATACATCAAATAAGAGATCAATTATTTTACATTGAAATATACATGTATAATCAACTGGAAGATCAAAAACCAGTAGCTGTTCCATTTTTATTGGTACATTCTTTGGCATTCGAAGAATCTTTGAGTGATTGGAATGTTAAAGGATGGATTGTCTTTGATGATAAACACGAAACTATATCCAGAGGATCGATAACAGAAAGCAATCAAGAATTATTGTACTCCGATTCTAAAAATGTAGATCCTCGTTATGTTTTTAGAGGAGATGGAAGAAATAAAATATCATTTAAAATATATCCGGTTCCAAATACAAAAAATTCATATAATACTTTCAGTGAACCAAATTCTTTACCGAAAGAACAGTGGGAAATGTCATTTGATTGTGTTATTTATGACATAGAAGATATGCCAGTGGGCAATAATCATGATAAATTAAGAAAATATTATTTTTGGGATGAGAGGTATCAATTTTTATTGGAAAGAAATATAGAATGGTCAACTAGATTACAAGGATTGAATTCATATATTTCGGATTATCCACAAATGAGATATCTAAGAGATATGGAACCTTGGGAATTGGATGATTTTCAAAGTTCTATTCCTGCTAATATAGCAATTAAATCTATAATAGATACTGCTTCTTTAATAGATCCAAAATATGAAAATGAAAGAGGAAAAGTTGTTAATATTGGATTTACCGAAGGTGGTGGAACCATAGATAAACCAAATATACCATTAAATAGATATAGTTCGGATTGGGATGATGGTTATGTTGATAACAATCCAAAAAACAACAATCATATATTTTACACGTCTCCTGCTAGTTCAAATGTATTGGATGATTTGGATTATGTTATGCAAAATGCATGTTCTAGTGAAGGTTATCCGGTGTTTTTAAAGTTTGGAAGAAACTCTGGTGATTATATAGAAGGTGGAAGTACCGGATCAACAAATAAAAAAAATAAAGAATGGGAATTAATATCATTAAAAACATTATTATCTAAATCTAAATCAGAACAAGTAGAAAGATTGTTTATTGAAGATGGTATTCTTTCAAAAAAACCATATCATCCAAGAGCACCATTATACGGTGAGGATATAGAAAATTATGTGGCTCAAAATTTTACTTCTGGTATTGCATCCAGAATAAAATCATATAAATTTTCACCGATGGTCAGTTTGGATGATATGAAAATTGTCAATAGACCATTGTGCTATCATGATTTTAATTCTGGTACATTTAGAATATATCCGGAAAACAATACTGCAAAAGATGTAATTGATAAATTTACAGATGCCGCAAAAGATAATTTATATTCATTTGAGGTTAACAGAGATGCTCACATATTGGCAAATTTGAATCAAACAAAACAAAAGGGAATAGCAACAAAACCTGCATTGGTATATAGACCATTTGTACCAAATAATTTGCCACAAGTAGAAATGATGAAAAATTTATTGTTTTTAAATCAGGCAATATCATTTGTTTCTAATGGATTGACCATTAGATCACCGGGTAGGTTTATTTTCATCGATAGTGCAGGTTCAAATGGTGAAAGAAACGCCTTTAATGATAGATTTTTAGGTCAATGGATAATGACAAAAGTTGTACATCTGTTTACAAAAGATAATTATTTAACAGAAGTTGTTGCAACCAAAGTTGACGCATTCCATAAAATATGGGACATTGAGGATAAGAATTTATGATAGACAAAGAACAATTAAAAGCTAGATTAGATGCTTCTAAAATTAGAAGTTTACAAGGTTATAAGGATAATAACTATCCATCAAATTCACAAATGGCTAAAAACCTAGGAAATTCTATTGTGCGAAACATAAAAAGCGTAGCCGCTGGAAATTCTTTAACCGAAAACAACGAACAAGCAAAAAAAAGATTAGAAATTTGCAATGGATGCGAATTTTTTAATAAATCTGCGGAAAGATGTACCAAATGTGGATGTAATATGGCTATTAAGACATATTTGAAAGCAGAAAAATGTCCTATTGGCAAGTGGTAGACTCAAATATATCATTTAAAATTTTTATAGAATAATCATCTATAATTTTTCTATCACTTTCGTTATTTTCGTCCAATTTCCCCCAACATATACAACAATTTGAGAGAACTTTCAGTTTTTTATTGTTTATTTTTTCGGTTTCATTCGCATCTTTGATGTTTTCTCTTTCTAAAAAGATTAAATATCCATTTACTTCATTTCTAATCCAGTGAATTTCGTCTTTTAAGTATTCAGCATATCTTATATCTGGAATTATTAGAGTTTTTTCTTTTACAACTTCAAAATTTTCAACAAAATATCTACCTTTTGTATTATTTCTCATCAATTTTCCATATTCTACCAATAATGGTCTAATTAATTCCTTTTCTTCTGTGTTTTCGGTAAAAGAATCTATTCCAACGCTATTCATTATGATGCTTCGCAGGTTTTTTTTGATCAAATCTCCTGCTATAGACCTTCTTTCTGCTTCAATATTGTATTTTTTATTCAAAATTCGTATCAATGATCTACATAATGTGTCTTTTCCAGATCGAGATGCTCCTGCTATTCCTATGATTTTGTGGAATTTTGAATCAATTTGCATAAGTTATATAATAATAACATTTTTACTTTAAAAGTAAATATATAATATGGCAAAAAAATTTAATAATATTGGTGAATTAATGGCTGATACTAAATTGACCACTATAGCACCTCCTGCATTAATAACAATTAATGAAAATAGTGCAAATTTAAATGTATATGCATCATATTTAGCTATATTAGCTTATGGATATGAGCCATTGCAGAATAAATGGGTATTTGCATTTGAAGTTGGAGATGGTCGTCCAGTATCAAAAGAAGATTATGACTATGTTATAAAAACTTTACCTAGATTATATTATAATTATATAGACCCCAAAACAAAAACTCAGGTTAAAAAACCTTTAAAAAATGTTTTAGAAAAAACACCCGGTTGGAAGATGATGACAAACAATGGTGAGTTTTCAGAACCTGTCGGTTGGTCTGGAGTTGGTTCATTGGCATCTATAGCAGCACTTTTAAATGGAAGTCCAATATCAGGACCATCTAAAAGTACACCATCTGCTTGTGAAAACATATTAAATAATATAAATTCGGAATTTACAAACAACATAGAACGTTTTTGTAATATGATAAGATCCAGATCTTATTTGGCATTACCTGCTATGGCATATGGTTCATTACAGAGAATGATAGCAAAATTAAACGGTGTAATAAAAGCATTTCAAAGAGCAATTAATGCAATATATCAAGGTGCTATAAGAATAATACAACAATGGTATTCTTATATAAATGGTGTAATGAGAATGGTAAATCAACTTATGATTTCTATTATAGAATCAATAATTCCATTGGATTTAATATGTTTAATTTTAGAAGCGGCACAAATATTATTGGATGATATTGGATTTTTTACTTCTCTATTCAGTCAATCTGGTTCAATATTTAATTATTTAAATCAATTTCAAAGTTATATTAATATTGCTTCAAATTTAGTTAATCAAGCACAAAATCCATTGTCTACTATAATTTCTTATCTTCCTCCCGAAGTTAAACAAATTATAGATATGGTAGATCAAATTGGTTCCGATCCAAGTGGATTTTTATCTGATCAATTATCGAATTATGGAATGGCTCAGGTTGCAGATGCGTTACAAGGAAATATTACATCGTTATTAATTAAAAAATTTGGTGCTAATCATAGAGCAATACCAGCAATTGCTGATTATTTAAATAGATATGCACCAGAAATTATAGATAATTGTTCAAACCGTCCTAGACCATTAAATATGGACGTAAATACAGGTTCGGATGAAGAACCTTTTGTTGATTATCATTTAAATCCATTATATGCATCATATAGAACAATAAAAAGAACACAGAAAGAAGTTGAAAAAAATCTAAAAGAAGCATTTACCGGAATTGGTGATTCTATTAATCAAGTTGCAGATGAAGCTAATTATTTAGCTGATGCTCCATCCAATGCTATTAAATATATGTTTAGTTCTGCTAAAACTCAAAAACAAGTAGAAGAAAGTGGTTTGGGCGGTGATCCAAATATTATTGGATTTACCGATCCAGATTGTGAAAAAACAACTGAAGATAAAGATAAAGCAGCAGAAAAAGTTGCTTCTGGTGAAAGTTCTATAAGTAGATCATCTGCTGGCAATTCTTAATTTATTATGGAAAAATATTATGGAAATTATTTAGGTATAGTTGTAAGTGAAGATGGTGGTGATCCAGAAAGAAGAGGAAGAGTTCAAGTTTGGATACCCGGTATAACGAATACATTTTACGGTGGTTGGAATGATGATGTAAAAAATAAAGATGTGTATTATATTGGTGACGATTCAGAATTGAGTCATTATTACGTTCAAAAATTAAGAGCCGTATTACCTTGGGCTGAATGTGCATCTCCTTTAATTGGTGGTGGAACACCTTTACATTATAATGAAACAAGTTCTGGTTCATATAAACAAACCAGTGAACCAGTCACGTCACAAGAAGTTGTTCCCGATCCAGTAGATTTTACAGATAAATCAGTTGGTGACTTGATACCATCACTATAAAAATATTATGGCTGATCCAAGAGATATAAGTAAACCTGAAGATTTACCCACTAATCCAGATAATCTTCAAAGAAATGATGGTTTAATTTCTCCTATCGAAGAACCATCAAGTAGTAAAACTCCACCAACATTACCACCAAATGATGTTTCTCAACAAGTTGATAGTTCAGTTGATGGTAATGATATAAATCTTTCTGGTGAGACTCCACCCGATTCTTTTGGAGGAAGTCCAACAACTGGAGCACCACCATTTCCACTCGCTGGTTCTTTTCCTATGGGAGAAGGTACACCCAATGGTGTTTTTTCTGTTCCTAGATGTGGATCAAGAGTTTGGGTATTTTTTCATGGTGGAGATATACAAAAACCTGTATATTTTGCTTATTCTTTAGCTCCTACCGATCATTATAATTTTTATGGTAATCCTCCACCACAACCAGATGAACAAAAAAGTTCATTACCAGCAACCGTACAACCAGATAATCAATCATCGTCACAAGAGTTAATAGAAAATCCATTACCAACTCAAACACCGGAACCAACTCAAACAGTTAGACCACCATTAGTAGTTGTACCAAATTCAGTACTTGAACAACGTAAATCTACAATAGATCAATATACAATAGATAAAAATACATTATGAATAAAAACGGAATAAATCCAGGTCTAGGAATCAAGAAAAAATCCGATGGAACCGCTGAAAGACATGAAAAAAATGCTTTTAGTTTAGCAGGAGTATTAGGTATTATTGGAACAAAAAATCAACAAAATGGTCCAAATGGTCCGAATGATAAAAGTGTTGGTACAATAACAAACGGTTATAATTTAATAGATTTTTTTAAAAATGGAATTAGGTTCCTAACAGGTGGACTTTTATTTAGTAGCACATCAGTTGAAATAAGATCGGAAGGTGGTGTAAAAATTTTATCAAATGGCGACCATATAGTAAAAACAATTAATGGAAATGTTATAAATCAAAATGGAGAAATGTCAGACAAGCAATTGCAAGCGATAAAAAAGATACAAGCTATATACGATAAAGCAGAAAAGGAAAAAAAGAATGCTATAAATTCAACGAAAGGAGATTTGGTTCCTTGTGACACTTGCGCCCAGCAACAATTAGTTAACAAAAAAAGTGGATTCGTAACAAGATTATTGAAATTGTTAAGACGACCTGGTATACCACCATATTTTGGATATGCGATAGATGTTGTAGCTTTTATTTTGAATACTTTTGTAGCTCCAATTTTAGATGTAATAACAGCACAAGCTTTATCAGGTGAAAGTACATGTGGAAATAAAGGTTGTAAAAATGGAATGATAGAATCTCCACAAAAAAAACTAGAAGCTGGAAATAAAGCAGCTGAAAAGGTTTTAAATGAAGCTGTAGAATCTGGAGAAATAGCAAAATTGGAAGAGGCTGCTGGATCAGGTGGAAACGAAGTACACACAAAAAACAGAAATGTTACTATCAATATCGGTACACCAGTTAGTTCTTCTGAAAGTCCATATATTAAATGTGGAACCAAAAACGATACCGGAAATGCTAAATTTAAAAAAGGAAAATCTTTACCACAAACATTATGGGCAACCGGAGAAGGAACAATTCCAAATGTTATAAACATAAGTCCAATGGCACAAGATGGTTTTCTTACTATTAATATTGCCAGTAAGTTACTTTTAAAAACAGGAAATTGTGGTATAGAACTTTTATCATCTGGACACACTCATATAGCGGGTGGATCGGTTACTGTAGTTGCATCGGAAGGAGAACTTTGTCTTGCTTCTCAAAATCTAACTACATTAAAAGGAAAAGCAGTTGTAATAGATGCTGATGATAGAAGTGGAAGCGGTGGATTAGTTTTAAAATCAAAAGACACTAAAGTACAAGGCGCATTAAATGTTGTTGGAAATATTGCATGTATGGGTGGAGTAACGGTTGATGGTGACGTGGCAGCAAGTCATTTTATTGGTAGATCTATGCGTATGCAAACTACACAATCAGGATCTACTAAATCTATAACTAATGATGCTCATTGGTTATTTACTTCTCAAGCAATGTGTGGTGCTGATACTGTATTACAAACAATACAGCAGTATATAATGCCCGATTCTTTGTTAGATATTGGTAATCTATATAAATTAACAAGTGAAACATTCAATCAAATAATGAACTCAACGGTTGTTGAAACAACACAAACTGGATTTTATGTTGGAATGTGTTTAAATGCAGCAGGACCGGGTATAAGTTGGGGAATTATGCCATCGGGAGGTATTTGGAATTGGAAACATAATCACACTATAACAAATCAACCACATACTCACGATTATTCCATATATAAAGGAGATATGTATGATACATTGGAAGACTGGGGTGGTGCAAGACCAAGTCCTAGTAGTATACCAACACCAGCAACCGAATCTTGTATGGGAACAAAACCAGGTCCCAAATCATTGGCGGGTGCTTGCGGTGGAGGTGGTGGAGGATTTGGTTTTGATGATCCAAACAGCAGAGCATCTAAAGCAAGAAGAAATAGAAATGCTAGATTTGGTATATTTGGAGACGATGCTTATGGGGAATATGATTTCGTTAATACAACACCTGTTAGTGGAAATTTTGGTTACGATGACGATGGAAATATCACACCCTATGATATTGTAAATTTCAACTTAGGGTTCGATTGTCCATCAGACATATTTGATAATACACCAATTACTGATGACGATGGTAACGGAGATGGTAAACCTAAAGATTGTTAAAGCAAATCTTTAAAATTTGGTATTGGAGCAGAAAAGTTCTCAAACATCTTAATACCATTTTGATAATTTTCTGTATTAAACGGAAATGTATAACGAGTTGTAATAGGAATATTCAATTTACCAGAAACATAATCTTTTTCATCCCAATAATATTTTACATATTCCATTACAGTAGAACCATTTTTGTATGAAGACAATTCTGTTATAAATGAATACATATTTGGATAAAAAACTAAAGTAGCATTCCATTTTTGTTCTGTATTATATATATATTTAGCACTTAAATATTGTATAAAAAAATCTGCGTGTTCGTCTCTTTTTTTCTGTATAAAATTTTTAGTCTTTTCTATTATATCTTCATACAATAAAGGTTTTGTATATTCTTCGCCTTCTTTACATGTGCTAGAAGCTTCCTTTATGGGAATACCATCTCCATTACAAACATATCCATTTATAATCTGACAACCTCCACTTTGAGCAAGTTCTATTTGAGTTAATATTTTCGGTAAATATTCATTTGATATTTCTTTCCATGTTTCATAAAAATTAACTCTACCATCACCAATAGCAGTTAATTGTACAAAATATGTTTCTAAATAATTTTCATAATCAAAACCACCTTCTTTTTGCATTGATACAACAGGTTCAATTTCTGGTAAATTAGCAACCTTTAATAATTGACAAAAAAATGGAATTGGGTCAAATCCATTCAAAGGATTTGCCCAACTTCTTGTTGCACTATTTGCCCTATACCACGATGTAATAGTATCATAGGTAGGGGGAGTGTATTTATGATTATAATTAGGGTTTTGATAATATGCCATATCTTTAATCTAGAAAATTATCTTGTTGTTGTTTAATAAAAATGGTTTTAAGAAATTCCATAATGGCATCCCTATCTCTTGCTGTTGTATAATGTTGAAGAATGATTCTTTCACCATCAACATTATAACCAAATACGATAAATGTATCTAAATACTCGGTAATTATGGATTTTAATAAATCCAAATCTCTTAATGCTATTGCATTTCTATTGCCATTTTCTTTTAGCCATCTATCTAAACTTTTTTCAAGTTCTTTATTGTTTATCTCACCAAAAATTTTTTCGGCTACTTGTTTCATTACTAATTCATCATTAGTACCAGATAAACTTTCGATAATTGTTTTCTTTGCTCTGGTTCTTTTTTTTGGAATTGCCATATTAGTTGTTATATGTTTCAGACTTGTTATTGATTCCAAATTTCACCAAATATTCTATCACAACTTCAATAGAACTTGTTTGTAATTTGAAGTTTTCTGGAAAAAACTGACCACCATCGCTAATACTAAAATACTCTTCACCCAAATAATTGTGATTATTGAAATATGTTATCATTATAGTTGCTCCCTTTGGGTCAACTACAGCTGTCCAACATCTAGGATCATTTTTCGAATATTCATTGAAAACCTTATCAGCGACATATCCACTATCTCGCAATCTTTTGATAAAGTAACTCATGGTTGTTATTTTATTATTAGCCATATATAAAAACTTACCTAGTATATCTTATTTGACAAGTGCAGAAACAATATATTTCAACTCTACATTTTCATCTTCTTGTGTTTGAAATACAAATACCTTATATTCGTTATTCAATTTCACCTTTATATTTGTTTTACTGGATATTAAATTTTTAAAAACCTCGATATTAACAGGTATTGGACGAACAATTTCTTCTCCAATAACATTTTCAGATAAAACCATAGACATATTATCTACATTTTGCATTGTTCTGTCATTGATCTCGCAATTTATCTTACCATTTTCGGTGAAGAAATAAATTTTTGTAACATCAACAAAGGAATATGCGCTTACAATTTTTTTAACCTTTTCTAGTTTTATTTCAAACTCTGTATCGAAATTTAACCTAGAAATTTTTTGAACATTTACAGTAGATTCTTTTATAATACCATCATCCATTAGATGATATTTAAAATATGTATTATCTCCGGTATTAACATCCTTACTTCTACATTCTATATTATTAGAATTTAGAACTAGGGAAAATTCACCATCGTCACCCAAACAATCAAGTCCTGTTAGAAACTTTTTGATGTTAATAATATTCAATTTTGAATCTTCAACCTCAAATGGCAGTTTTGTCTTTGCATATAGTATCAAAGAATTATCAGAGGGGGTACAAACTGTATATAAATCATCTTTACAGATTTTTAATATACAACTCTCGGTTAATTTACTAACAGGCTTTAGTATTTTTTCTAATATTGTTTTAGGTACGGGTAGAATATTGTTATCCATTTAAAATATTGTTTTCTTTTTTGATTGTATTACATTCAACGTAACAATCAACATATTTCTCATAACTTTTCGCAATTCTTTCTAGTGAATTTACAATTTTTTTAATAGTTTTATCTTCTATATTCAAATTGGTAGGTTCTGATATTTGATTTTTTACAATATTTTGCTTTTTTGTATTAGGAATAATCAAAGGAATTTTATTTTCCTGAATTTGATTATTATTCTGTTGTACTTGATTAGTATTTTGAAAAGGTTGCTCAAAAGTGTATTTAGGTTCTGGAACTAGAGACTGAACTAGTTCCTCTGGAACATATCCAGAGGAACTATTATTCATTTGACGAGAAGGATTTACAACTCTTGAGATAAAACTATTAATATCTATCTGATTAGCTGGTCTTTCCGGTCTATCTACTGATAATTTATCAATTAATCCCAATTGTGAACTAATAGCTTTTGCTAATTTAGCAGCTTCTAGTGCATCTTCTTTGGAATCCATATTATAGAT